AGATAGGGCGCAGAATGGACCCAAGGGCCCATTTCCGCCCGAATCTATAGATTATATACCGTGGTCACCCGCGTACGCGCATGGCGAAGGATTCGTTTTTCATCCGAGCAAGCATAAACCTAGGCCACACTGCGGCCTTCGTTGAGAACAGCATCGACCTTGGGGCATATGTCGATGCCATGAACGAGACTGTGTTGAGGATCCATAACCTCTCAGTACAGTATTGTGACAGTGGCGGCACTACCGTCCACATTGACGACGACACGACTGCGGCTGCTCAGTTCCAGTTGACGACGCAAAGTCAGAGTGCTGCTGTCCTCATGAATGACAAGTCAGTGATTGCCTCGGGGTTCCTCCTCGGTAACGGTGACGGGTTCATGGCCGGTGGTGACCACATCCCCGGCTGGCTGAATGCAGAGTTCGACATCAGCCCTCAACAGTGGACGAACGGTTACCTCGTAGGGACGGAAGCGATCTACATCGGAGGAGAAGCATCCACCGATTGGACCGAGGATGTCTACTGTCAAATCGTTCTGGAATGCACGGTGACCAAGATGACCAAGGGTGTCGCAATGGCACTCGCTCTGTCGCAGCAGTGATCCCCATGGAAGGGTTCACACTTTCTCGGGAAGAGTACCTCGCTCTACGAAGGTTGATTGATTCAGAACGGGAGTCCGAGGGTGCCACGCTGGCGCAGAAGAAACCGAAGAGCAGGAAGAGTCGGAAGAAAGGGAAGAGGATGACTCGCAAGACTCAACTAGCTATTAATCGAGGTCGACGAGCAGCCGGTCTCAAGAACATCAAGTGGAAGAGGAAGGGGCGATGATGCCGGCCAAGAAGAAAGCCACTGTTCAGGGCGGAGCAGCGAAGCGTGCGCGACGTCGCGCACGGTTGGACAGCGCGGGGAAGTGACATGGCGAAGAAAGGACGAGTGTACACGATACGTGGTGCATTCCCTTTCGTCGATGGAATGGCGTTCCCTGTGCTGGAACCGCAACGCATCCCCCTCTGGAATGGATCGTGGCGGGATAATTGGGTCATCGAGGAAGTTCAGGTCATCATGCTCGGTACCGAGTGGACCACGAACACGATGATGAGCCAAGACCTGTCCGCCCTCGTCATCGCCACCGAAGAGAGTGGTGCGATCTCAGACTTCTCAAGTGCAGCTAGAATCAGAGGCCGCTCGTGCAGAGACAACCGGCAAGTGTGGTGGGGTTCGTATGCATCCAACGTCACTACACAGAACGTCCTCGACCCAGACCACCTGTTCGTTCAAGACCTGTGGATCAACGGCTGGTATGTCGACAACGACACCGGTGTACGGTACGCGCTCAATCAGGAGATCGGCTATGTCATCAAGTTGAGAGCGACGAAGACGACCATCGAGCAGACAATCCTCTCTCTCATCAAGGAACAGGCGCAAGATACGCCCGAGTGACCCCGGTCTATCGTGTGTAACTGCTGATGGATTGCTGATCCAGGGCTCGATGACCAGCACCTGCGCATGTGCAGCACGAGTTGCAGTGCAGTCCTGCCGGACATCGGCGTCGAGACCGCTCCCGCGTGCAGCGAGAACATGGTTGATACGATCCCATTCATTCACCAATCCTTGTTCTCCAACATATGCATTAGACTATACAGATGTCCGGAGATGCGTTCAAGAGCAAGGGCAATCCGTTCCATCACTTCAGGGTCATTCATTCAATCACACTCACAGGACCAGTAACCGATCCATCTCGCGTACACGATGTACTTGCCACATTCTTTGCACTTCATTCGAACAACTCCGGTGTGCATTCGATACAGCACCACACACGCCCATACTTCCAATCATGAGGGGCGTCTGTCTTTGCTCCGCACCGTCCGCAGACTTGGTTCGTCATTCAATCAGCCCCCTGAAGTTGTTCAATCGTCTTGGCTGAGGTCTCTAGCCTCGATGTTAGAGCAAGGATTGCCTCCTTTGCTGTGATATATCCCAAATCCCCAAGCACTCCGTCCCCTTTCATCTGGAAATTGAGGTCTCTTGTCTCAATCAACTCACTCAATACTCGGCTTCTGGACCCTCTGGGGATCTGTTCGTACGCACTGTACGCCCGCTCCGTCAGGTTCAAACTTACTACTGGCATGGAACGGCGACTATGTCTTTAGTTATTAATCCTATGAATGGTGAAGCAAAAAAAAGTCAACTACATAACGTAAGGCTCTTTTCGCTACGCTCATGGCACGTTGCCTGTCCGCAGGAGCAACGGGTTAGCGCCTTAGTCAGTGGGATGAGCGTTCAGGGTGAATAGACATGAAGATAGGGCGCAGAATGGACCCAAGGGCCCATTTCCGCCCGAATCTATAGATTATATACCGTGGTCACCCGCGTACGCGCATGGCGAAGGATTCGTTTTTCATCCGAGCAAGCATAAACCTAGGCCACACTGCGGCCTTCGTTG